GTCCTTTTGATCAATGTGCATGGCACTCGCCCAATTGTCTATGTCTCGACTGCTCACTTCTATAGTTTCCGACATGAATTGCTGAAGCACAGTTGAAGCACATGGGGGGACGAATGATCTAAAGAAGTTGTCCACCAACTCGTCCACCAAAGTGATTTCGTCCACCACATCCTGGAGTTCCGGGACCGCGTCATTCCTTTTATAGTAACCCAGAAACGTTTCGTATAGGGTTCTTTTCCTTATGGGAGCCATGGAGGTACGCAGCACCGGTTTCATGTGAGGTAGAGGATCACCGCAACCAACATGAGAAGAGGTTGAGAAAGTGCAGTCGGACATGTTGATCTCCAAGTCGTGAGTATGCACGAACATCTGATCGAAACTCTGATCCGCAAGCGAGTCACCGGGTAAGAGTTTGTCAAACCAAGTCTGCAAGTCGGTGACCGAACCCAAATCGGGCTGCGCGCATGGTAGTGAAACGTCACAGTGAGCAGGCGGCAGGTAGCCGGAAGACAAGGGTTTCTTGTTCTTCACATCCGGTAGAGTGGAAGCACTTTGGATGTCGGCGGAGGTGGGCAACCTCAAGATCTTTCTGCTCAGTTCATCAGTCAGGATGGGAGTGTAGTAAACTAAGCTCTTAGAGTGTCTGGACATCGAAACCAACGCTTGTGACTGATCCAGAAAAATGGGTTCCTTCTCCTTGTGAGAGAGCCTGACGACAAAAACATTCTTATAGTCCTTACCCTGAGCTTCGTTCACGGTGAAGACCGGAGAGTAGCCATTCGACTGGAGGGTCAGTTTATCAGTTTTTGTGAAGGTCAGGTACACGTCCGCTCCCTGTCTCGGGACCTGGCTGTAATTGTGACACCTCGTTACACGCATCGAAGGATTAACGTGGTTCGTGGATTGCATGCCTCCTTCATAAAGCGGTGACAGTCTGGCAGCCACATCAACGGGACAGCGATGGGACACGGAGAGCGTTTCGACGACCGGGACGAATGTCGGTAAGTGGAGCCTTATGGGTATGTTTGGAATCCTGTTTATGAACGGAATTTGACATTTGTCACCCAAAAGTATCATCTTTCGACACTGAGTGAAATGGCAGAGTATCGCGATGATCCCAGCGTGCTGCATCAAAGCCTCGTCTATGTACACGACGTCGAACTGCATGTTCCTTCGGTTAAGAAGGTAAGAGTCGACCGTGGAGTACTGACGCCTCGAGGCGTACCCATACTTCTTGGTGATTCTGTCGCGTATGTCACTGGCAGCTTCTCTGGTAGAAGTCAACACGAGATCACCATACTTCACCACTGTGTAAATTTTTCTCTTGCCACGGGTAACGCACGAAATTTCGGAGGGTGTGTGTTTATTGATTATGTAAGTCGTCTTCCCACACCCGGGCACGCCCTGCACCAAACCGACATCCGGCAGTCGAAAGTTCTCCCAGAGGATGTCTTTCGTCGCTTCATAGAGACGGGGTTCCTGGAGTAACACAGTGTCCTTCGTAACCATAATGTACTTGTCTTTCTGAGCGAAAACGGGTTCAGAGAGGAGAGCAGCTTTGATGTTGGGATCGTCGTCCTCCCCATCGGCAGCGAGATTGCGCACGAACTTCTCACCGTCGAAACCATATTCCCAAGACTCCATAACTCTGGGTTTAAGAACCCATCGGTCATTCATGACAACACCGATGTTTTTCGAGTCCTTACGGAGTCTC